CTCTACGATTACAACTACTACGTACAACACGAGTACTAGTACGGTTGTTAGTACTGCCATATCTACAACAACAGTTTACAATACGGCTAGAAGTACTAACACTACTTATAATACGAGTAAAAGCACTACAACTACGTATAATACAAGTACTAGTACAACCACGACTTATAATACTAGTACTAATACCACAACGACATATAATACAAGTACGTCAACAGTTGTAAGTACCGCTATATCTACGACAACAACATGGTCTACTACTAAAAGTACAACAACAACTTATAATACAACTAAATCAACGACAACTACCTTTAATACGTCAACTGATACAACCACGATATACAATACAGCAACAACAACTACGTGGAGTACTAGTAAAACAACGGCTACTGTAGTATCAACACATAAATTGACTTCAACGGTATATTCAACAGGTAATAATACTACAACCACATATAATACCAGTACTACAACAACATACACTACTACTAAAAACTTTTATAATACTTATAGAACAGATTGGTCTACAGGACGATATGACTATAACTAGGTAGAAAGTGGTAAAAATGTGTAATAATATATAATAACAACAATTAAATTTAATAATATGGAAATGTTTAACAAGAAGGAACTAGATAAAAGAATAGGTCCCCTTAAAAAAAGTAAAAATCTAGATGAACTAGAACAAGTTGAAGGCTACACAATAAGAAAATGTAGTGAAAGAGATATAGAGCATAGTTATGATGTTTTGGCAGAAGAAATGCCTTATTTCAAAACGATGGCATATACTGAATTTGCTACTAATTTTTACATGCAACCGTTAAATGTAAAGCTTAGAAACGAAATGATGATTGATGCTTTTAACGATAATGTAAAAAATCCAGATGATTGGTCGTCTTATCTAATAGATAATGTACTAAAAAAATCTGTTAATAAATATCAAAATAGAAAAGAAAAATTTGATGACTGGCCAGCTAAAGACTATTTAGTTGTACTACCAGGATCAAACAAAGTAAAAACAAATATTTGTTTAAATAGATTAAAGTTTATATCTAAAAAACATGGTAATAATGTATATTTTAAACCACATCCAATTACAACTCATCAAATAGTTGGTGAATTAAAAGATTTCTTTGGAGAAGAAAATATATTACCAAAAGATCTAGACATGTACTATTATATGCAGAAAGCTAAAAAAGTATATACTACTCATTTAAGTGAGAGTGCTATTTATGCTGCTGTATTAGGCAAAAGAATAGAACCAATTGATATATGGAATAATATAAATCATGGGTCATTTGCTTGTATAAATAATCATTTATTTACAAATCAAGATAATGTAAAAAAATACATTAATAGATGTTTTTCTAGTCCTAAATCTGGCATGATAAATCCAGTTATAGATAAGAATTGGAAAGAAAAAGTGGATAAATATATGGATTATATTTGTAAAAAACGAGAGGTTTATAAAGATTGGTTTATAGATACTAGGAAACCAAAACAAGAAAAGAAGTAAAAAGCGTGAAAATAGCGTGATAATATAAAAGTAAAATAAAGTTAAATTAAATAAAATAAAATTATGGCAAAGAAAAAAGCAGCTGCTACTAAGGTAACAGCAGAAGAATTAAAAAACATACAAGATAAAGTTAACGATATAAATCGTGTACAAATGGAAGTTGGTGGTTTAGAAGTACAAAAAAACCTTGCCATTGAACGATTAAAACAAGGACAAAGCGCTTTAAATATTGTTCAACAAGGTTTAGAAAAAAAGTACGGTAAAGTATCAGTTAATATTAATGATGGATCTTTAAAACCGATTGTAGATGAAGCTGATAAGAAAAATTAGTATCGGTAAAGATTATAAGAACGAAGCTATGCACTATGCCGTTGGCCAAGAGGTCTACGGCGGGCATACAATCACCAATATTATTGAAGAGGATAAAAAGTTTAGCATTTATATCGAAAAGAATGATGAAGAAATTCCTTGGAAAGATTTTAATAAAAATATGGCTATAGCAGTTGAATATAATTTAGAGTATTAATGCGAAGTATAGTTTATTTTATTGTAAAACCTAAAAGTTCTCGATATAATAATACTAAAGATGTTGACGGTAAGGAATTAATATTAAATTCTGAAATATATACACATCAAAGCGTTAGTAGAGAAGCTATAGTCACTGCTGTTCCGACAATAATAGATACAGAAGTTAAAAAAGGTGATGAAGTTATTGTTCATCATAACATATTTAGAAGATATAATGATGTTAGGGGTATCGAAAAAAATAGTGCAAGTTATATAGGTGAAAATAAATATTTTGTTAATAGTGAACAAATATACGCTTATAAAAGAGATAATAAATGGAAAGCACTAAAAGGTTATTGTTTTGTAAAACCAATTAAATCTAATAACGATTTATCAATAAATAAAGAAAAACCACTTGTTGGTGTTGTAAAATTTTTAAGTCCAGAATTAATAGATTTAGGTTTTAGAAAAAATGATTTAGTAGGTTTTTCACCAAATAGTGAATATGAATTTACTATTGATAACGAAAGACTATATAGAGTAACAACCAATTCAATCACAATTAAATATGAGTATCAAGGAAAAGAAGAGGAATATAATCCAAGCTGGGTATAAAGCTGTTGAAGAATTAGTTAAAGTTGCTAAAGAGCCAATTGTAGATTCAGATGATGATATTTCAGCAGACAGATTAAAAAATGCCGCAGCTACAAAGAAATTAGCTATATTTGATGCTTTTGAAATATTATCTAGAATTCAAGATGAAGAAAATTTATTAGATAATAAACCTAAAGAAGAACAGAAAATTAAAACTTTTAGTGGTTTTGCAGAAAAACGATCTAAATAATGTACGAACAAACATTATATAAAATTATTGAGCCAGTTAGAATAAATACAGTTAAAAGGCTTAACAAAGGTAAAAAATGGAAATACGGATATAACAAAGAGCATGATATTGTTGTTATAAGTAAAACAGGTAGAATAGGTGAAATTTATGAAATTCAAAATTTAAAAATAGCATTACCTGAAGAAACAAATGTTTTTAAAAGAGATAAAAGTAAAGAAAAACAATACTGGGAACAATTACAGTTACCAAAAGTTTTTAAAAATATAAAAAGTATATTTGATTGGAAAACATATCCTGACACATTTAAAGAAGAATGGTTTGATTATATAGATTCCGAATTTAAAAGAAGAGAAGAAGGTTATTGGTATTATAATAAAGGAATACCAACTTACATAACAGGCACACATTATATGTATCTACAATGGTCAAAGATTGATGTAGGTGCTCCAGAATTTAGAGAATCAAATAGATTATTCTATTTATTTTGGGAAGCTTGTAAAGCTGATAAAAGATGCTATGGAATGTGTTATTTAAAAAATAGACGTTCTGGGTTTTCTTTTATGTCTAGTGCTGAGACTGTTAATTTAGCTACTTTAGCAAGTGATGCAAGATTTGGAATATTATCTAAATCTGGTTGGGATGCTAAAAAAATGTTTACTGACAAGGTTGTACCTATTTCAGTTAATTATCCTTTCTTTTTTAAACCGATTCAAGATGGTATGGATCGACCTAAAACAGAATTAGCATATAGAGTACCAGCAGTAAAATTTACTAGAAAAAAATTACAAACCAACGAAAGAATGGAAGAGATGGTTGGGTTAGACACAACTATTGATTGGAAGAATACTGGTGATAATGCTTATGATGGAGAAAAATTAAATCTATTAGTACATGATGAAAGTGGTAAATGGGAGAGACCTGAAAATATTCTTAATAATTGGAGGGTTACAAAAACATGTTTAAGATTAGGTAGTAGGATTATTGGTAAATGCATGATGGGTTCTACATCTAATGCATTGGACAAAGGTGGTGATAATTTTAAAAAACTTTATAATAGCTCAGATGTTACAAAGAGAAATCGAAATGGACAAACTAGTTCAGGACTCTATTCTTTGTTCGTACCTATGGAATGGAATTACGAAGGATTCATTGATGTGCATGGAATACCTGTATTTGATACGCCTGAAGAAGAAACATATGGACCTCACGGAGATTTAATTGATGTCGGTGTTATTGAACATTGGCAAAATGAAGTAGATGGATTAAAAAATGATCAAGACGCTTTAAATGAATTATACAGACAATTTCCAAGAACTACTGAACATGCTTTTAGAGATGAAACTCAAAATAGTATTTTTAACCTTGTTAAAATATATGAGCAAATAGATTATAATGAAGACTTGGGTAATTCAATTGGATTATCAACTGGAAATTTTCAATGGGTTAATGGTGTAAAAGATACAAAAGTTATATTTTATCCAAATCCAAAAGGAAGATTTAAAGTTAGTTGGACGCCACCAGCTAATTTACAAAACAACGTTATAATAAAAAATGGCAGAAAACATCCTGGTAATGAACATATAGGTGCTTTTGGGTGTGATAGTTATGATATATCAGGTACAGTAGATGGTGTAGGATCTAAAGGCGCTTTACATGGATTAAGTAAATTTTCCATGGAAGATTGTCCTCCTCATCAAATGTTTTTGGAATATATAGCAAGACCACAAACTGCAGATATATTTTTTGAAGATGTTTTAATGGCATTAGTATTCTATGGAATGCCAATATTATGTGAAAACAATAAACCTAGACTTTTATATTATTTAAGAAGAAGAGGTTATAGAGGGTTTAGTATGAATAGACCTGATAAAGTTTGGAATAAATTATCTACAGCAGAAAAAGAAATAGGTGGAATACCAAATTCTAGTGAAGATATTAAACAATCACACGCGGCTGCCATAGAAATGTATATACAAGAACATGTAGGATTAAAAAGAGATAATACGTATGGTACTATGTATTTTACTAAAACATTGAATGATTGGTCTCGTTTTGATATAAATAAACGAACAAAATTTGATGCAACAATAAGTTCAGGATTAGCTATAATGGCTTGTAATAGACATTTATATGCTCCTAACGCAAAAATAGAAACACAAAAACTTGACATTAATTTTGCTAAATACAAAAATGATGGCATTACTTCAACATTAATAAAAGATTAATATATGGCTGAGTCAGTTATAAAAAAGATTTTCCCAAGTCAAATCGCTAGCGATTTAGAAAAAGTAACTCCAGAATATGGTCTGAAGGTTGCTAAAGCTATTGAATCCGAATGGTTTGATACTGATTATGGCGTTGATAGGTATAATTCAAACCAAAATTCTTTTCATAGATTGAGACTATACGCTAGAGGAGAACAATCAATACAAAAATATAAAAATGAATTATCTATTAATGGTGATTTATCATATTTAAATTTAGATTGGAAACCAGTACCTATTATACCTAAATTTGTAGATATAGTAGTTAATGGTATTGCAGAAAGAACATATGATGTAAAAGCATATTCCCAAGATCCGTATGGAGTTAGTAAGAGAACTAAATATATGGAATCTGTAATACAAGATATGCAAGGTAGAGAGTTAGCTAATTTTGCTGAACAGGCTTTTGGTATAAGTGTTAGACAGAATAAAAAAGAAGATTTACCAGATACTAAAGAAGAATTAGAATTGCATATGCAACTTAATTATAAACAAGAAGTTGAATTAGCAGAAGAACAAGCTTTAACAACTTTACTTGAAGGTAATAGATATGATTTAATATCTAAAAGAGTATATTATGATTTAACTGTATTAGGTATTGGTGCGGTTAAAAATACATTTAATACATCAGAAGGTGTTAAAGTAGAGTATGTAGATCCAGCTAATCTTGTTTATTCTTATACAGATTCACCTTATTTTGAAGATGTATATTATATTGGTGAAGTAAAAACAGTACCTATTAATGAAATAAAGAAAGAATTCCCTCAATTATCAGATGAAGATTTAGAGGAAATGACTGGACAAGGTTATCAAAATAAGGGAGTTTTTGGTAGTGATTTAAAAAATGATACAAACGCAGATAGCAATCAAATTCAAATATTATATTTTAACTGGAAAACATATGCTAATGAAGTATATAAAGTAAAAGAATTAGCCACTGGAGCTGATAAGATTATTGTTAAAGATGATAGTTTTAATCCAATGGTAGATGCTGAATTAGAAGCTAGATTTGGTAAATTAGAAAAATCAATAGAAGTTTTATATGAAGGTGCTTTAGTATTAGGTACTGATAAATTACTTAAATGGGGATTAGCTAAAAACATGTTACGACCTAAAAGTAATTATACTAAAGTTAAAATGAATTATGCTATTTGTGCACCTAGAATGTACAAAGGTAAAATAGAATCATTAGTTGGTAGAATTACAGGTTTTGCTGATATGATTCAATTAACTCATTTAAAATTACAACAAGTATTAGCTAGAATGGTACCAGATGGTGTTTATTTAGATGCCGATGGTTTAGCTGAGATTGATCTTGGAAACGGAACAAATTATAATCCACAAGAAGCATTAAATATGTTTTTCCAAACGGGTAGTGTTATTGGTAGATCAATGACATCGGATGGTGAAATGAATGCTGGTAAGGTTCCAATACAAGAAATACAAAGCGGTAGTGGTGGCCAAAAAATGCAATCATTAATTGGTACATATAATTATTATCTACAAATGATAAGGGATGTAACCGGATTAAATGAAGCAAGAGACGCTAGTACACCAGATAAATATGCTTTGGTTGGTATACAAAAATTAGCAGCAGCAAATTCAAATGTTGCAACTAGACATATATTACAAGGTGGTTTGTTTTTAACTGCTGAAACAGCTGAAGGTTTATCACTTAGAATATCGGATATTATTGAATACTCTAATACACGAGACGCATTTATTCAATCAATAGGTGCTCATAATGTTGGTACTTTACAAGAAATGAAAAATCTTCATTTATATGATTTTGGTATATTTATTGAAATAGCACCAGATGAAGAAGAAAAACAAATGCTTGAAAATAATATACAACAAGCAATTTCTCAACAAGGTATTGAATTAGAAGATGCTATTGATCTTAGAAATATTAAAAATGTAAAACTAGCGAATCAATTATTAAAAATACGTAGAAAACAAAAACTACAAAGAGATCAACAAATACAGCAAGAAAATATAAAAGCGCAAGCTGATGCTAACGCTGAAGCACAAAAAGTAGCTGCACAAGCCGAAGTTGAAAAGAATAATGCATTAGCACAAAGTAATTTACAATTAGAAGAAGGTAAAGCTAGATTGAAACAAGTTGAAATGGATAAAGAAGCTGAACTTAAAAAAGATTTAATGAACCATGAGTTTCAACTGAATATGCGATTAAAACGAATGGAAAATCAAATTACTAATAAAAAAGAAAAATATAAGGAAGATCGTAAAGATGATAGAACTAAAATTCAAGCATCTCAACAATCTGAATTAATAGATCAAAGGACTAAAGGAACACCACCTAAAAAATTTGAATCTGCAGGTAACGATGTATTAGGTGGTGGTTTTAATTTAGGACAATTTGATCCTAAATAATTGTTTAATTTTATAATATTATATTATGGCACAAAAAAAGAAAGAAGAAAAGGTAGCTGAAGAAGTTATCGAACAAGGTGGCGACATGAAAATGAAAGCACCTAAAAAACCTAAACCAACAAAACCTAAACAACTTGTTAGTACAGAAGAAGAATCTGATACTATTAAAGTAGATTTAGATAAGTTGAAAGAAAATAAACCTAAAGAAGAACCTAAAGAAGAGGTTAAAGAAGAGGTTAAAAAAGAAGAGGTTGTTGAGGAGATTAAAGACGAGAAAGAAGAGGAAAAGAAAGAGGAAAAAGAAGAAGCACCTGTTGTTGAAGAAATAACAGATGAAAAAGTTGAAGAAGAAGAAGAAGAAGAAGTTCCTACTGAAAAAGAAGTTGTTGAAGAGATTAAAGAAGCTGAAACAACTGGACAACCATTACCGGAGAATATTCAAAAAGTCATGGATTTTATGAATGATACTGGTGGTAGTTTAGAAGATTATGTTAACATTAATCAAGATTATAGTAAACATGATGACATATCTTTATTAAGAGAATACTACAAACAAACTAAATCTCATTTAGATGATGATGAAATTAGCTTTTTAATAGAAGATAATTATTCATTTGACGAAAATAATGATGATGAGATTGATGTTAAGAGAAAGAAATTAGCGCTAAAAGAGCAAGTTGCCAACGCTAAAACCCATCTGGACGGGTTAAAGTCCAAATACTATGAGGAGATCAAAGCCGGTGTTAAGTTAACACCTGAACAACAAAAAGCTATGGATTTTTTTAATAGACATGATTCTGAGCAAAAAGAATTAGAAAAAGCAAATGACATTGCAACAAAAACGTTTTTAAATAAAACTAATCAAGTTTTCAACAAAAATTTCAAAGGTTTTGAATATAATGTTGGGGATAAACGATTTAGATTTAATGTTAAAGATGTTGATAAAGTTAAGACAACTCAAAGTGATATTAATAATTTTGTTAGTCAATTCGTTGATCAAAAAACAAAATTAATGGATAATGCTTCAGGTTATCATAAATCTTTATTTACTGCAATGAATTCAGATGCAATTGCTAATCATTTTTATCAACAAGGTAAAACCGATGCTATAAAAGAAAGTATTGCAAAATCTAAGAACATAAGTATGGATCCTAGATCGCAACACACTAAAATAGAGACAGGTGGAACTAAGTATAGAGTAATTAGTGGTGATGATTCAGATAAGCTTAGAGTTAGGAATTTTAGAACAAATAAAATAACTTAAACTTTAAATTAGAACAAAATGGCAATAGCAAGTTCAGGTGCAGCACTCGAGCACCTACAACCAAGACCAGTCAAAGATTTATTTGCTGGCAACTACTTGGCGATCGGAACAGATTTCGATTTTCAAGACCAGTTCTTACCCGAGGTATATGAGAAAGAAGTAGAAAGATTTGGCAACAGATCTGTCTCTGGATTTCTTAGAATGGTAGGAGCAGAAATGCCTATGGCTTCAGATGAAGTCGTATGGACAGAACAAGGTAGAATTCACGTAGCAGTTAATAATGCAAAAATTAACGCTGCTGGTGATGCTGCTTTGAACAAAATCACATTCGTTACAGAAACCACAGGATCAGGCGCTTTAAGTGCTGCTGACCAATGTGCTTTATTTAGCGTAGGTGATACTATCATACTTAGTAAAGGTACTTCCTCTACTATGAAAACTACTAAATGTATTGTTAAAACCGTAAACACAACTGATATTATCGCTGTTCCTTATTTAGGACCAGACCTAGGAGCTAATGCTGCTGGAAATTGGGATAATACAGCTGCAACTACTGGAATTTCAATAATCGTTTATGGTTCTGAATATGGTAAAGGATCTATTAATGTTGGAAACACAAAAGATGCTAAGTTTACTTCTTATAGTAATAAACCAATTATTTTAAGAGATAAATATGCAGTTAATGGTTCTGACACAGCTCAAATTGGATGGGTTGAAGTTACTTCAGAAAACGGTGCAAACGGTTATCTTTGGTATCTAAAATCTGAACACGAAGCAAGATTAAGATTCGAAGACCAATTAGAAATGGCAATGATAGAAGGTGAAAAAGCGGCTCATTCATTCACGGTAGATCCAGGTGCTGGTTCTAACAGTTTTACTGTTAAAGGTACTGAAGGTTTATTCGCTGCAATCAACTCAAGAGGTTTAGTGTATAATGACGCTGACTTTGGTAGTGCTGATGCAGATGATGGAGTTGCAGAATTTGATGCAATCCTAAAAGAGTTAGATAAGCAAGGAGCAATTGAAGAAAACATGATTTTCTCAAGTAGAAATCTTAGTTTAGCTATCGATAATATGCTTGCAAATCAAAATTCTTATGGGTCTGGTGGTACTTCTTATGGAGTATTCAACAACTCTGAGGATATGGCTCTTAATTTAGGTTTCTCTGGTTTCAGAAGAGGTTCTTATGACTTCTACAAAACTGACTGGAAATACTTAAATGATGGAGTAACTCGTGGAGCAATCGGCGATGTAGATGGTGTTATAGTACCAGCTGGTACTTCAACTGTTTATGACCAAAATATGGGCAAAAACGTTAAAAGACCATTCTTACACGTTAGATATAGAGCTTCTGAGGCTGATGATAGAAAAATGAAATCATGGATCACTGGATCTGTTGGTGGAAATTATACAAGTGACGAAGATGCAATGAACGTTCATTTCTTATCTGAGAGATGTTTATGTGTTCAAGCAGCTAATAACTTTGTATTATTAAAGCAAACTGATTCAACTTATGGTGACAATTCTTAATCATCTAAATAATTAAAGGTAAAGGGTGCTTCGGCACCCTCCACCTTTATTTTTAATAACTTTTTAATTTTATTATATCATGAAAAACACAAAACAAAAAACCGATCTTGAAAAAGATTGGGCAATTAGAGATAGATTATATCTTCTTTCTTCTAATAGAAGACCATTAGTTTTCTCAATACCATCTAAACATGGAAAAAGACCATTATTATGGTGGGACGAAGAAACTGGTACAAATAGAGAATTAAGATATGCAACTAATCAAGATTCACCTTTTGTAGATGAACAACAAGGAAGATCTACATTAGGAAGAATAATTTTTAGAGATGGAGCGCTACATGTTTCAAAAAGAAGACCGGCGTTACAAAAACTACTATCACTTTATCATCCATTAAAAGATGTTCTATATTATGAACATGATGATCAAACAATAGCGATTAACCAAAATGAACGATTAAATATGGAAGTTGATGCTTTAATGATCGCTAGAGAAATGGATCCAGGTAAAGCAGAAGCTATATTAAGAGTGGAATTAGGTAGTGAAGTTACTAAAATGACATCTCAACAGTTATATAGAGATTTATTATTATTAGCTAGAAGAAATCCAGATTTATTTATGGAATTAGCTCAAGACGATAACGTTGAGTTAAGAAACTTTGGTATTAAAACAGTGGAAGCTGGTTTAATTAAACTTTCACCAGACAATAGAGTATTTACTTGGGCAAGTAATGGTAGAAAAATAATGACTGTACCATTAGATGAACATCCATATTCTGCATTAGCAGCCTTTTTCAAAACTGACGAAGGACTTGAAATGTATAAGAATATAGAAAAAAGATTAAAATAATTAATCACTTTATAGAGTAGTCATCTCTATGGGTGACTACTACTATAAATAAAAGAAATTATGGTTTATATAGACACAGTATATCAAAGAGTATTAGCTGTAGCAAATAAAGAACAAAGAGGTTATATAACTCCTTTAGAATTTAACTTATTAGCAAATCAAGCTCAAATGGATATTTTTGAGCAATATTTTTACGATCTTAACCAATTTAGTAAAGTACCAGGTAATGATAGTACTTATGCTGATATGGTAGATTTGTTGAAAGAAAAAATTGATATATTCGAAAGATTTAGACAGGATGTGACAATGGGTTCTGGTGGAGTTGGTACATTACCAACTTATTACAGAATGGGTGAATTATCTTATAATAACACCACATTAGGAGCAGACTCAAATCACAGTGGTTATATTGAAATTGAAAAAGTAGATCAAAACGATTTAAACCACATATTAAACTCACCTTTAACACAACCATCACTAGAATATCCTATTTATATACACACTAGTGAAACAGCAATTCAGGTTTATCCAACAACAATAACTTCAGCCGTAACATGTAATTTAATTGCAAGACCCGCAACAGTAAGATGGGGTTGGACAATTGTGAATGAAAAACCATTGTATAATGCTAGTGCAACCTATACAACTAATTTTGAATTACACGAATCAGATGAAACTGAATTAGTTATAAAAATATTAGAATTAGCTGGTATAACAATAAAAGATCCAGGTTTATATCAATTAGTTGATAAAGAAGAAACAGAAACAGTACAACAAGAAAAACGATAAAATATGCCACTATTTACAGGAACACAACAGCAATATTATACAAACACCCTTACATATAATGGTAACGGTAGTACAACAGCGTTTGATTTAAATACTGATATTAATCTTGTTGGTTTTGATCCATTACCAGCTTATGTAGCTGATTTTACTGTATATTTTGATGGGACAGAACAAAGTTCAACTTTATATGATGCTACTCCTTATAATAGTAGTACAGGTATTTTAACATTTGATTCAGCACCCGCTAATGGAGTTGTTATAACAATAACTCAAACAACAGCAAATGAAAGTTTAGGTAATTATCAATCTATAAAATTAAAAGACTTAGTCAATAACTTTATAATAAGTTACGTTGGTGAAGATAAAATAATACCTAAAGTAAGAAAAACTGATGTGTTATTTCATGCCCAAAGAGGTATTCAAGAATTAAGTTATGATACATTAAGATCTTCAAAATCCCAAGAAATAGAAATCCCACCAGCTTTAACAATGGCGTTACCACATGATTATGTTAATTATGTAAAACTTTCATGGAAGGATGATAACGGTATAGAAAAATTATTATTACCAGCTCGAAAAACAAGTAATCCATTAGCTATACTACAAGACAGTAACTATAAATATTTATTTGATAATGATGGTGTCTTGTTAGAAGCACAAGATTCTGATACATGGAATGAATATAAAGGATTAGATGATAATGTGGGTAGTACTGGAGATGGTAAAGATTATATAGATGAACCAACTTCAGCTGGTAGAAGATATGGTTTAGAACCTGAACACGCAACCGCGAATGGATTATTTTATATAGATCAAAAGAGAGGTAAAATATATTTTAGTTCTAGTATGAATGGTAAAACAATAACGTTAAAATATATTAGCGACAGTCTTGGTACTAGTGATGAAATAGAAGTTCATAAATTTGCTGAAGAAGCTGTATATAAATGGATTGCACATGCTATATTAGCAACTAGAATGAATATTCCTGAGCATTTAGTTCAACGATTTAAAAGAGAAAGGTACGCCGCTATAAGACAAGCTAAATTAAGATTATCTAATCTCAAATCAGAAGAATTAGCTCAAGTAATGAGAGGTAAGTCGAAACAAATAAAAAGTTAATATATGCCTGAGATTAAACACCATTTTCGTGCAGGTAAAATGAATAAAGACCTGGATGAAAGACTTGTTCCTAACGGAGAGTATAGAGATGCACTAAATATTGAAATAGCCACATCGGATGGTGATGATGTTGGTGCGCTACAAACTGTATTAGGTAATAATAGAGAAGATGTTACAAGTTATGTTAGTGGTGTTTATAATACTATCGCTGCTAGAATGGGTGATATATGGACAATTGATGGTAAATGTATTGGTCATTGTTTAGATACTCAAAATGAAAAAATATATTATTTTGTAGCAGATGCTAATTTTGGTGGTATATTTGAGTTTGAACAAAAAAATCCAGAAATATCTTCAACAAAATCAGGTGTTATAAAACCAGTATTGCTTGATAGAACAACTGGTGTAACTTTATTACAGTTTTCTACTTCTAATCGAATAACTGGTATTAATGTTGTTGATGGTATATTATTTTGGACAGATGGTGTATCGGAACCTAAAAAAATAAATATACAAAAATTTAAAGATTATACGAATGATGATCTATCACAAACCACTCAAATTGATGGATCAAATTTCGCAGAAGAACATATTACAGTTATAAGAAAAAATCCTACCCTAGCACCTGTTTTAAACATGTTGAGAACTAAACATGCGATGCCTATAACTACAACGATAGATTATTTATTTACTGATGATAATGGCGATCCATTTGAAAGTGGTGACGTGTTATCGGCGTTACAATTTACTCCTACGCCAGCATATGAAACTGGTGATCCAATAAAATTAACGTATACAGATCCAACAGATAATACTGAGTATGAGATTAGAGCCTCAATACAATCAAGTGGTACAGTATTTGATGTTATTTTGGATTCAGTTCCATTCGATGTTCCTAGTAGTACTGTGGTTTGGGATGTTGAATTAATAGACGAAGATCCATTATTTGAAACTAAATTTCCTAGATTTTCATATAGATATAAATATGATGATGGGGAATATTCTTGTTATGCTCCTTGGTCAGAAATTGCTTTTCTAGCAGATGATTTTGATTATGAACCTAAAAAAGGTTATAACCTTGGTATGGTAAATCAATTACGATCTTTAAAAATTACAAATTTTACTAAAAATAGTAGTGGTACAGTAACAGTACCATGGGACGTAGTAGAAATAGATATATTATATAAAACGTCAGATGCTAACAATGTATACACTGTTAAAACATTAAAAAAAGTTGGTGTAAATAATCAACCAGATCCAGAATGGACAGCAGACTCACTAGAGGTAACATCTGAAGTTATTCATAAAGTGGTATCACCAAATCAATTATTGAGACCTTGGGATAATGTTCCATTAAAAGCTAAAGCACAAGAGCTAACAGCAAATAGATTAATGTATGGTAATTATACAGAAAATTTCAATATGTTAGATTATAATAATGAAAATATATCCCCAATATTTGAATTTAATATAACAAATAGATCAGATCAACCAACTAATACAGATGAGGGATATAAATCTATAAAAAGTCAAAGAACATATCAGTTAGGTGTTGTTTATAGAGATGATTATGGTAGAGAAACACCTGTTTTTACAGATCAACAAACTGGTGCGTTGAAGTTACCTAAAGCCTTTGCAACTGGTTATAATCAAATTACAGCTAGCATAACAACTAATCCACCATCGTGGGCTAAATCATATAAATACTACGTCAAAGAAACATCAGCTGAGTATTATAATTTAGCTATGGATAGATATTATCCAGCTGAAGATGGTAATATTTGGTTAAGTTTTCCATCAGCAGAAAGAAATAAAATAACTGAAGAATCTTTTATTACACTTAAAAAGGAACATGATAATAGTATTTTTGTTTCAGAAACTGCTAAATACAAAGTGATAGCAATAGAAAATGAAGCTCCTGAATTTATAAAAAGATCATGGGTTCATAAAGCTATAATAAGATCTGGTGTGGCTGCATATGATAAAGCGGCTGATGATGATGGTGATATGAATTGGGATACTTTTACAGGTGGTCCATTTTTTACTTTTAGTTCAGCACCACAGGAAAATAGAAATTTTGTTGATATACCAAAACCTTTATGGGATGGTGGTCATTTAAGTTCTTATGCTCAAGAACTTCATTCTATGCCTGATTTAGCTATGCGATTTAAAACATCAAGTGCAAAATCACAATGGTATGAAATAAAAGGTATGTCTTTAATTAATGCTTCTGCTGATGAAGAAAGTAATTTTTGGAGAATTGAAATTAAAAAGAAATTTGAAGGCGATGTTGCATTTGTAACAACAGATAGTGATGGGAATGGTACAAAAGATACAGTTACTGGTGGTGTTGATGTTATTATCGCACAAAGAGAAATTAAAAATAAACCAGAATTTGCTGGTAGATTTTTTACTAAAATATATAGGGATTCGGTTTTAAATGACTATATAATGATGGAGCAAGTGGAAGAAGAGCCGTTTGAGAAGTATTTAATTGATTTACCAAACGACACTAATACAGCCACACCTATAGTAAACACTTATGGAGGGAATAAAGCAGCGGGTCTTGTTAGATTTTGGCTTCAATATAGTTGGCAGCCAGAAGATAAAAGAGCAGGTTGGTTTATTGACAGAAGTAAGTATGTTTGTAATTCTGATAATAGTTGGAGGAATCAAAGTTGCCGTGATAAACATTTTTACGTTGCAAATTCTCAACAAAATGAAGAAGGAAATTCATATCTTAATTCATTAAATACACCTGGGGCGAGCAACGAATTTGATAGAGGAATGAATAAACAAGGATATTCTACTTGGGAAGAAGCTAGAGATGAAACTGGTAAAGGTATGGTAGAAGGTTCAAGATTTATGGATATATCTTTTCACAATTGGGGAGTTAGAGATGGTAAGAAAAGTAGATGGACAAGAGTTTATGACCGATTTGAATCAAGTTATCACCCTGAATTTTATAGTGTTATCCAGGATGGATTACAATCAACTGGATCTGTTTTTAGAATGGCCCAAGATACAGCTTTAATTGAATATAAAATTATAGGTTGGACTAGATCATATTATACATGTTGGACCCATTCATCAAGCGGTTGTAAAGAAGGACGAGGTAAGTATGCAACACAAAGGATTATAAGATGGACGTTGTTATTAGATAAGCCATTAGAAGAGACTACAATTGATGCTATGGCTATACTTGGTAATAGTATGGTATTTATAGAACAATTAGGTGACGATGATGATCAGGGCGATTTTACATCTAACAATCCAGCTATATGGGAAACAGAACCAAAAGAAAATATTGAATTAGATATATATCATGAAGCTAGTAATGCTTATGATATAACGAACCCCGGTACAGCCACAGCAGCTCATACTCCCGATCAAAGATTAGATTGGTATAATTGTTTTAGTTTTGGAAACGGTGTTGAATCAGATAGAATTCGTGATGATTATAACGCGGTACAAATGGATGATGGGCCTAGAGTATCCGCGGTGTTTGCAGAACAATATAAAGAAGAGATTAGAACTAATGATATAATATATTCTGGAATTTTTAATTCAAGATCAGGTACTAATAGAACAAACCAATTTATTCAAGCAGAATCTATAACAAAAAGTTTAAATCCTTTATATGGAGGTATTCAAAAGTTACATGCTAGAAATACAGATTTAATTGCTTTATGTGAAGATAAAGTATTAAACATACCTTGTAATAAGGATATATTATTTAATGCTGATGGTAATCCAAATGTTACTAAATCTAGTAAAGTTTTAGGAACTGCACAACCTTACGCTGGAGAATATGGAATAAGTAAAGATCCAGCATCTTTTGCTTCATATGGTTATATGGCATACTTTACAGATAAAAGTAGAGGAACTGTTATAAGAATGGAAAGAAATGGATTAATACCAATAGCAGAATATGGTATGACAGATTACTTTAAAGATAAAATGAGGAATTGTGTTGATATTGTTGGTAGTTATGACGATAATAGAGACTTATATAATTTAACTTTAAAAACCGATGAAACAAGTGGTGGTTGCACTAGTAATACATCTAACAATGTTACCATATCATTTAGTGAAAAAACAAAAGGTTGGACGAGTTTTAAATCTTTTATTCAAGAAGATGGTGTTAGTTTAAATAATAAATACTACACCTTTAAAGAAGGTGATATGTGGTTACATCATAATAACCAAACAAGAAATAAATTCTATGATGATCAATATCAATCAGAATTTATACTATTATTAAACGATGCACCTAGTACAATTAAAAGTTTTAATACATTAAACTACGAAGGCAGTCAAGGTAACGTGATAGTGGACAATTCTGGTACTAACGTCTTAAATCCAGATGGGATTAATCAAGATGTATATTATAATAATACAACTAAAGTCGGTTGGTATTGTGATTATATAAAAACAGATCAAACATTAGGTGGTCAAGAAGGCAAAGTTCCTGAGTTTTTAGATAAAGAAAATAAATGGTTTAATTATATTCAAGGAATTGAAACTACAAAAGATAATTTAGATCAAAATGAATTTTCAGTTCAAGGTATAGGACAAATTGTAGAAGATGGAACTGGATCTTCAGGAACAAATTATGTATTAACTATAACTCAATCTCAATTATAATGGCAGGTTTATTAAATTGTACAGTATCACAAAACGGAACAGCAACAATAGCAGGTGGATCACCTGTAGGTGTCAAGGTTCTGCGAATGATTATATCACCAAACTCTGGATATGTTATAGATTATTCAAAATTTACCGTTGGTAATGGTTTTCCTACATCACCTGGAACTTTTACTAGAGGTTTTAATGATGTTTCTTTTGATCAATCTGGTACAGACAATGATGAAGCAATTAATAAAGTTGTACTTTCAAATTCTGGAGTAGCAGCTACAGTTGGAAATACTGTTTTAGTAGATATATATTTAAATGAAACATATGAGATGCCAGCTGCCGCAACTGGTTTAACTATTGATATAGATGGTGAAGCAATACCTATTAATGTGCAGTCAGTGTTAACTGTTATTGAACCTAAACCACATAGTGGTGATTTTCAAACCATCACAACAGCGTTTGAAACTACAGAAAATAGTACAAATTATGGTATAACTCAAACTAGTCAAAATGATGATACTCCATCAACTGGTTTAAGAACTACCGTATATACCATTAGTGATACAATTGATACTAATAAAATTGTATTTACTAAAACATATGCGGCTGATGCAAATTATTATTATAGTGTAACACCTTATTGGGAAAATGTATCAAATATAGTTCAACCTCCATTTGAAATAACAGAAGCTGTAACAACTAACGCTGATGGACATGATACAAGAAATATTTTTACTGTAAAATATAAAATGCCTTCAACCACTCAAATTGGAACATTAAAGTTTTTTGCTGATGAAGATTTATTACCAAACGCACAAACTCTTGAAATACGAAATTATACTATAGCAGATACAGATATACAAATAGAAGGTGAAACAAGAAGGTTAATTATATATGGCGTTACTGGTGCTAAAGTTAATTTATCAATAGTATCTGGTAGTGATACATATGATTTTGATGATAATACATTTACTAGTGCAGCTACAAGTTTAACTAATGCTGTAATAGGTGCACAATTTCCAACTGATGGAACAGGTTATTATGAAGTTGATATTGTATTTCCTACAAACGCCACAAGCAGTGTAGTTCCTTATGTACTTACTTTTACAGCTGGTACTTCTTCAGTCTTAGGATCTGATTTACCAACAAACCCATTAACAATAAATCAACGTGCTTTATGTACTGCTACATTTAATATCATTGAATCTAATTCTTCATGGACACCAACGAGTCTTGGTACTGCTTTAACACAAGTAGCTGGTGGAGGTAAATCCAATAATAGAGTTCCTGGAACATTCACAAACGCGTTCACTGTAACAGATGATGCAACGTTTTATTTAAGAAGACAACCATTAGCTACTGATATAACTAATGTAACTGCTAATAATATGTTATTCCAACTTCCCAAAGTGACTACAGATAAACCTACTAATCACGGTGCTGGTAGTGCTGGTATGACAAGTTTAGTAATAACACAATCTGATGCACGTATAGATTTACACCCAACAGTGGATACCACATGTTCTATAGATCTTGGTGCTTTAGTTAATTCGCCTCCAACATCAAATGCTTTAGCTATTAATGTGGATTATGAAACTGCTAGAACATTTAGTTTATCAGCATCAGATCCAGAAGGTGATACATTAACGTATTCAACAGTTGGTTCACCTAGTAGCGGTTCGTTAAGCGCTTTGAATACTGCTACTGGTGCTATAACTTATACACCTAATGGTAGTTTTTCTGGTAGTGATACATTTACATACAAAGTGAATGACACATATGAAGATAGTAACACAGCAACAGTTACATTGACGGTTGCTGGTAGTGGTGGTAGTGCTGTAGCTAGATATGCATTAGAAATATATAACTCAAGTGGTTATTTAACTGGGACACACTATATAGATGGTACTCAAGTATGTGAGAGTGGTAGTTTAACAGGTAGTGTTTGTTTAGGATTTGGAAGTTTAACTAATAAATGGTTTAGATATGTTACTGTTGCAGCTGGTTGTGGTAGTACTGTATACGGTAGAGGTAAACTAACAGGAGCTGTATCAGATGGAGTACCAACAGCTTATGTAAATGAAAATACCTATTTCAACAACAGTGATGATTCATATAACAACGCTAATGGAACAAGCTGTTAAACTAAATAAAAAGATATGCCAATAACATTAACATTAACAGGACAACAAATACAAGATTCGGTACAAAAGGGTGATATAATATATTATGCTACGCCTAGTGGTAATAATATTAATCAAGGAGATATTATCAGACTTGGCGTGTGTGATAGTATTAATTACGCTACTAGTGTAATAGTAGTTGATCCCTTATATGTTAGTACAACACCAGATGATGGGGATTATGTATTCTATAGTAAAGATAATAGAGTTAATATGATGACAATGATAGGATATTATGCGGAAGTTAAATTTATAAATAAATCAACAACTGAAGCAGAATTATTTGCTGTTTCTTCGGAAATATTCGAAAGTAGTAAATAATTAATAAAAAATGTAATAATAATAACAACAACTAAATATAAAAAAATATGTTAGCACAAGCAGGAGCGCAGGCAATACAGGGGATGATAGGTATAGGAACCAGTTTAATTGGTGGGCGCGCAAGAAGACAAGAGATGGAAGCGTCTCAACAAGGTTTTGATAAAGCTAAAGCACGTATGGAAAATCTAGATACATCTAATTTGTATGCTGGTTTAGAAAATCCATATGAAGACCTTACTGTCAATACACAACAAGCTGATTTTCTAGCGCAACAACAAAACGCTGCTTTATCAAGTACTATGGGTAATATGCAAGGTGCAGCAGGTGGAAGTGGTATTGCGGCTCTAGCACAAGCAATGGCAAATCAACAATCTCAAAACCAACAACAAGCGTCAGCTAGTATAGGTGCTCAAGAAGCTAGAAATCAATCAATGGTAGCTCAAGGAGCAGCACAGATACAATCAATGGAACGACAAGGTGCTTCACAAGCTAGAAACCTAGAAATGGGTAAAAGTAGATTTATATTTGATCAGGCTGGTATGCGATTAGGAGCGGCACAACAAGCGGTACAAGGAGCTACAGATCAACTTATGGCTGGTGTAGGTGGTGTAATGACTGGTGGATTAACAGGGTGGTCACAAAGTGGTGATGGAACTAGTTTTGGAAAAGCCATGTCAGATAGAAGATTAAAGAAAAATATAAAATTAATAGGATATTCATCTAGTGGATTAAAAATCTATGCTTTTGAATATATTAATAAATTATTTGGTAATGGAATGTTTCAGGGAGTTATGTCTGATGAGATACCTCAATATGCTGTTAGTAAAAACAATGGTTATGATATGGTAGATTATTCCAAATTAGACGTAGAATTTAAACAAATAAAATAATGGCAAACGGAAATCAATATAGTAAACAAGGTAGACCACCAAACCCATATTCACCTGGATACAAAGGATATGGATATGAGGGATATGGTGGACGTGGTTTTAATCAAGGACGACAAAATCCATATAGGCATATTACATATGGAGTACCTAATGTTATAACACCTTTAATGCAGTATCAACAAGATGTTAAGAATGCTAAAAACAAACAAAATTCTGAATCAAATGATGAAATAAATGGATGGATTAAAAGCATGACTGATATAATGGGTAACGTAAACTCATCTTTAGCTAAAGTTCCACCAAATATGTATGCGAGTTTTCAAGATCAAATTCGAAGTGAATATAATGATATAACCTCAATAATGAGGAGGATTGATGGTAAAGACCATGACGATCCTGATAGAATACAAGGATTATATGATATAGAAGTAATGAAAAACAAATGGACAAATACTAATACACAGTTAGAATCATTTTTAAAAACTAAAGTTAATTTTGTAGAAGCAAAACAAACAGGTGCTATATCAGATTATTATGAAGAAAACCCAGATGATAAAAGTTTATTTTCAAAAATATTTACCGATAATGCTATGTATGATAGAGATGATGCTGGTAATATATTGTTTAGTGTTGGTTATAATAAATATTTACCAAATGGTTCATCTGAAATTATAGAAAGACAAATTGGTTTAAATGATTTACCAGATTTAATAAAGAAAGATTTTGACTATGCTACATCAAGTTTACAAACAATACAAAATTTAACTAAAGCAAAACAACCTTTATCTGAGATTAATGAAAATCTTTATAGACAAAAATTATATCAAGAACTTAGTAATCCTAGAAGATTAAAATCTTGGTTAACAGATGATTTTATAATTCCAGGTGGTTTTGGTATAGATGAATCGATATTAAACGATCCTGCTAGATTTGAAGAATTAAGAGATATAGCTGTAGATCAAACTTTAGAGTTATATAAAAATGCTGCTCAAAAAGGTTATGACCAAGAACAAACAAGACTAAGAAAGATAAAAGAAGGTGGTGGTAGTACTTTTCCTATTAGTATTGCTAGATTTATGGCAAACAATCAAAACAGAACAGATTTAACAAAAGAAGATTGGCAAATGAATGTGTTCGCTGGTAGTGATTGGGTATTATCTGAATCCGCTGATGGATATGTATTATGGGATAAAACCCTTAATAAAGGCGCTATAACAACAGAAAGTTCTAAGAGTTCAGCATATTTAACAGCAAATTTAATTGGTGCTATTTCTATTCCTAATTTACATGTTAAAACATTAGAGAACTTTATTAAAAACGTTTTTAATAAATAAAACAATATGCCAAACGGAAACGATGAAAATCAAAGATTATTGGATTATTGGAATTCAATAGGTACACAACCTATTGAAAATAATAATGTTATACCTGAACCAGAAAAAAAAGAATTTGATTTTTGGGGAGATCATGATACCGTTATTGGTTTAGGTCCCAGTGTATCCCTTGGTACACCTGCAATAGAAAAAATAGCAAAAAAGGAAAAGGAGAAAGAAAATAAAAGAGTTAATGATGCTTTACATATAAAACAAAAAAAAGTTGCTGATCCTGTTATATCAGATTGGTTAAATAATCCAGATAATATTACAGCATCTACTAACATTGTAGATGAACCCAATTGGAATCATATATATATGGGATATGATGATCCAGATAAAGGGGATGCTAAATCAAGAAAAGATATAGCTAAAGAAATCAAAAAAATATTTGGCGTAGAAAATTGGTATGGAGGTTGGGAAGCTAAAGAGGGTTTTGATAAACTTACCGAAACTGATCTTGATAAACTTATTAAAGATGGTATAAAAAATAAAGCCCATAAAGAACAAGCGGTTAAAGTTGAAGAAGCAAAATTAGAATATGTTGAGTTAATAAAAGAAAAAGCAATTAACGATTCTAGATATAATAATTTATCTTCTATTGAAACATTATACCGATTAAAAGACTATCAATCTCTCGATCCTGATGAGAAAAAAGTAGCAGATCTTATTGTAGAATTAAAAGAAATAAGAGATAATCAAAATCCTTCCGAAAATCAAAATCAAATAATTTCACAAAAACAATCAGAAATACAAGCAGCTATTGATAAATTAAGCTGGAGACAAGATGGTGATCAATATATTGATTACTCTACTGGATCTACATTCGAAAAAATGTCTGAATCCGAAAAATCAACTAACTTCACATACACACAAGAAGAATTAGCAGCATACAAGAAAGCTATAGAAGATGGTACAATTACAGCTACAACTCAAGAAGATCATATTAATAATTCATACAATCAAGAACTACTTAATTTAAATTATAGTGATTTAAAAGGTGAGGAAATATTAGACGTTACTATTAACGATCATCAAGCTTGGAGATTATTACAACGCTTGGGGCATAAACCGACTGGTCGTAATAAAAATGGATTTGAATTTCAAATTCCCTTAAGTGTATTAGGAGAAAATTATTACGATATAATAGAAGGAACAAGTAATCCATCTAATCTTGGTGGTTATAATATAGAAACATTAACAAGTGAAGATAAAGAATTTTTCGGAATAAAAGATTATACTGAATTAAGTTTTGATAGTGCTTGGGGTCATACTGGACTAACTAGTGAATCTAAAAACCAAAACAATACTACATGGGAAAAAGCTTGGAGTGGTGAAGCAGAATTTGCAGACAAAGATTATTCAAGAGCATTTAAATTAATGGTAAGAGATTATAGAGATGATAGAAGAGCTATATTAGGTAGAAAAGAAGTTTTAAAAGATATGGCTTTACTTAATATAAATCCAACAACTAAAATACAAGGTGGTTTGGAGAAAACAGGAGATTTCTTTATAAGAGGTGGAGAACAAATTGTTACAGGTTTTATGGGTGATGCTGAACAGTGGTTAGGTGTTGAAGATACTAAAGATGTTAACTGGAGTAATAGAAGAGAAAAAGATATACTACAAAGTGTTGAAGATGTATATGGTAAAGTACTAACTGATGATATGAAAGAAGAAGTTAGACGTAGTTTTGGATATGGTGTATGGGAAAGTTTTACAGGATTTGTACCAGCTTTAACTGAATTTATGTTAATAGATGCTGCGGCTAAAAAAGTAGGTGTAATTACAGGTTTACCTAAATTAGCAAAATCTTTATATAAAGTCTCAAGAGGAGCTGGAGTTGGTGTCAGAGGATCACGAGCAATTGCTCACACAACAAACCATTTGTTACATGCTATGTATGAAGAAGCTAAAATGAGAATTGCTTTTGATGAATACTATCATCTAGGTGGTGGTACTGCCTTTTATGGAATGGGCAAGATACTACCATTTGTAAAATTTGGATCACCTATGTGGAAAAATTTTGCAAATAATTATGTAAGAGGGGGTACGGCTGGTATGTTATCTGTTCAAGCCGCTTCAAATCTAGAGGCTGCTGTAGATGATTTACGTGGAAATGAAACTTGGCAAACACATCTTAATCAAGAATATTTTAATGAAGAAGGTGGATTTGCATTTAAGAAAGTATCACAACAGATGCTTACAGATTTCTTTGTGTTTGGTGGTTTAGGTATTAGAGGTATGATAAAAGAAGGTCAAAAAGTAGGTAAACCTTTCTCACTTGGTATGATACCAGTTAGAGGTAAAAAACTTCCTAATTCTAGTTTATTACCAGCTCAATGGAGAGGTAAGGTATGGTGGAAAGGTTATGAAGATATTAAAAATGAATCACAGGAACTTTACAATAAAGCACTAAATCAAGTTGAATATTATAAAGGACTTAATGAAGATCCAAATTCATTAGGTGGTTTTGCAAAAGAATTAAAAGCGGCAGAAGCACAAGCTAAAAAATGGGGAGAACTATGGTCACAATCTGAAATAATGCTTCAAAAAGCTTGGAAAGAAGATATGTGGCAAGATAATAAAAAAGCAACTGAATTATTAAATGAACAGTGGAGTGGTGTTAAAAATCTTGTTAAATCTCAAACTGGTAAAGACATGGAGTTTGTTGCTTCTAAAGAACCACCAGATTGGGTTACTGATCAAACGGCAACAGCCGAAGTTAATAAAACAACGGGTCAAGTTTGGGTTAATACTAAACTAGCAGAACCTGGAAAAATACCACATGAGATACTTGGACACATAGCAACATTAGGTTTTGGTACTAAACAAAAAAGACAATTAAGAACCGCTTTAGAAAAAGCGTTTGGTAATAAAAAATTATATATACAAGGTAAAGAAAGAAGTTTAACTGAAACAATTGGTGAAGAATATTTACTTTCTCCAGAAAAACGTAAATCAATTATTAATGATGATAAGCTATCTACTAAAGAAAAAGCTAAAAAAATAAAGGAAGAAGAAGAAAAACTACAAGATGAAGAATATATAGCTTTTACATTTGAAGCTTTAGCAAATCCTAGAAATTATAGTAAATTTGTTAGTTCTGATAAATACACTGACTATGGTTCTTTTATGCAAAAGTTTATTCAAAGCACTGGTATAAGAAATTATGAAATAAAAACTAAAGAAGATTTAGTTAATTTTATGTATGCTATGGCATCAGGTGTTAAAAACCAAAAGTTGTCTAAACAGATGTGGGATACTTTTCAAAATATCCATAAAGAAAATTGGTTAAAAGAACCTATAGAAACTGATATGAGAACCAAAGAATCTAAAGCTGAAGAGTTTTTAGAATTATCTCCAGCTTCAAAAGATCTTAATATTAAACAATCTAGTGATCTTCAAAAAAAATATGAAACTTTACTTAAAGAAAGGGGTATAGATGAAACAATAAAAGAATTAATAGGTAAACCAGATCCTAATACACCAGAAACATCTGTATCTAAAGAGTTTGATAAAATACTATATAACGCTATAAATGAATATAATAGACATATGATTCGTAAAGGCGCTGAAAATAGACAAGTACTTGATCCCACAGAAAGATACATGTTAGCAAATGAATTGTTGACTGATATGACGAAACAAGGTGAAGCTGAAGAAGCTGGTAGAGATAGGAAAGAAAGAGGTTTACGAGGTATAATAAAAGAATATTATAATTATAAACCAAAAAAAGGTGAAGTAAAACAACCGCTCTCTCAAACAATAATGGAACATCTTAAAGTACGTATTTTTAAAATAAAACAAGGTACGGAAATGGACCAACAAATAAAAACTGTTAGTTTGTCAGATCCTGATATAATGAGAATGGTTGAAAACAAAACTGGTGAATCAATGTATGATTTTGAAATTGGGAGACCTAAAGATATAAAATCTGAAGAATTAATATCAGTAAGCGACAAAGCAAAAGCACCATCAAGAATAACTAAAGAAAATGTTATAGACTATATTACAAGTATTAAAAAAGGAAATATAGTTGAAAATTTAAGTTTTATGAAATTACATGAAGCTTTTGAAAATCAAACTAAACAAAGTTTGTATGATGCTATAGGTATAACTCCTGATATGAAACCAGCTGAGTACATCCCAAAAGCGATGGATTGGTTTGATAATGTTTTAGGGGAAAAGAATGCTCATATATTATTACCAGAAACATCTAGTCCTACTTTTTACCAACCAACTAATGTAAATAAAAGTGGTTTCAAAAAGGTATACACAAAAACAAATGAAAAATATACATCTTTAGATATACCTGATTGGGTTAGAGTAAAATCAAATACACAAAACTTTAAATATGAGAAAAATGATTATGTTAAAGGTTTAAATAGAAGTATTATATTTGATAAAAGAGATAATGTAGCAAAAAAAGAAGCTTTTGAAATATTTTTAGACAACCTAACTAAAACAAAAACATCTCAAGATTTTAGAACTAATTTAAACAGCCCAGATGTTCAAGCTGCAATAAAATCAAGAGCACCAGAAAAATGGGTTAAATTAACATACGAAGACATATGGAATAAATACTTACATGATGTTGTTAGAGGTGCTACTCCAGAAGGAGCTCAATCAAAAGATTTAAATAGAAAAAATAAAGAAGAAATTAAAGTATGGAAAGAATTTGAATCTAAAATAGCTACTCATAGTTGGAGTAATTATGATGATATAGGTAAAGCTTGGGAAGATCTTAAACTCAAGATGTCTATTAAAGAACAAGCTATATTAGATAAACATTGGGATGTTTTATTAGGAAGTCAAGGATATAAAGTTAGTAAAAATACTAAACAAGAAATGATTAATAGAGCTAAGGTGTTAAGAAAGCTTGGTATGTTAGAAGATAAAAAACCTATAGTACCTGAAATATTCTTGGGAAAATATAAAGATATTAATAAAAGAATTGAAGATATATTTATTAAAAAAGGTTTAATAAAAGAGGACGAACTTGTAAAAAAATCAGGTTTTCCAAGATTAAATATAAACGAAACCATACAAGATAGATTAAATGATAAAGATTTTGTAAAAAAATACAAAGAGGCAGTACAAGAAATTTATAAAACACTAGATCCAAGAGTTGCAAAATGGTTTGTATATAGTATAGGTGGTAGTCAGTGGAAATTTTTAGGAAGTGATAAAGCAATGAGTGCTACTGAAAGAGACGCTATATTTAAAGATTTAAAAGGAGCTAAAGGAAGATTAAGTTTTAATCCTAATCATGTTAGATTGGTTGATAATGGAACATTTAAAAACGGAAATAAATCTAATCTTGGTTATATAAAAGAATTAGCAAAAGCTGACATATCTACCCCTGCTAAAAGAAGAGCTTTTATTAATATGATAAAGAAAAAATACTTAACAGCTAAAAATACTACATACGAGAATACAGTTAAAGCTAATAGAGGTTTACAAAGATATATATATGGTAAACTGTTTGATTATTATAAAGGTCAAAAAGATAAGGTAAATGCTATAAATAATATACAGTTTTTATTACAATTACAATCTGACATCAGTCAAGGATTCGCTAGAGGAACAGCAACTCACACAGCGTTAACAGTTCACAAAACAGATGTAATGCACAGTGAACACGAACTTCAACTTGTTAATTTTAATGGTAATACATTAATAAACATGATTTCAAATGCTGGTTCTAAAACGAGATTTTATAAAAACTTTGATCCTTTATCAAGTGTATATGAACAAAGTATAATTCCTAAAAGATTACAGCAGTTAATAGATTCCCCTGGGCAAGGTGGAAAAGTAGATAATTTCTATAGAGAAGGTTACAACACTGATGTAACAGCTAAAGTTGAATATATGAGATTTCAATTAATAGCTGAAACCACAGTTGATTTAAAAACTGGTAAGACATATAAAGAGCTTATTGAAGAAGCTAATAATATAAAACAAGGTGTCGATGTTATAAATAAAATAAAGAAGAATCTTCAAAAGAAATTAGATAACGCTGTTGGTAGTAGTAAACAATCTAAAGTTTTAAGTTCGCCAGAAATAGCTAAGAAATTACAAGAAATAGACGAAGCACTACGTTTAGCTAAAGATCCTAATACACCAAGGAAAGGATTAAGTGTATTTGATTTTGATCAAACACTAGCTAATACAAAAGAACAAGTGTTAGCTAAAATGCCTGATGGTACATTAAAAAGATTATCTGCGGCACAATTTGCTAGACAAGCAGAAGCATTAGAAGCTAAAGGAGCTAAGTTTGACTTTTCACAATTTGAAAAGGTAGTAGGTGGTACCAAAGGACCACTAGCTAATCTTGCATTAAAAAGACAAGGTAAATTTGGAAGTGAAGATATATTTATATTAACCGCTAGACCACAGGAAGCGGCAAATGCTATACACAAGTTTTTAAAAGGTATCGGTTTAGAAATCCCTATAAAAAATATTAAAGGTTTAGAAGACGGTACCCCACAAGCAAAAGCGTTGTATATATTAGA